CGTACCTGGCGCCTTAATACAAAATATATGTACAGATGTATTAGCAATCAACCCAGAAGAACTATCAATCAATACAGAAACTAAACAAACTATTAAAGGTATATACCCACGGATGCGACCAATGTATCTAATTAACTGGTTAACAAGGAGATCTTATGACAACGGAAGTCCTTTCTTCTTCTATGAGACACTCGGCCAGGGTATTCACTTTGATTCCTATGAGAATATGATTAATAAGAAGAGTCATAATGAGTATACACATGCACCAGTTATGAATACAACACCAGGTTCTGATGATCATGTAAAGTCATTAAAGAATAAAATACTTAAGTTAACAACTGATTTGAATATGTCTAAGTATATAGATGCCGCAGCGGGTGCCTATTCGTCTACACTACACACTCTTGACATTGCCACGAAGACATATGAGAAGACTGTATATGAGTACGGTAAGGACCTTATGTTGAATAAGAATGGGGTGCTACCTACTGGGCTAAAGCTAAACGACAGGGTCATCCAAGAGCACCGCGATTCGACTAACTTTTATGTGAGTTTGAATACTTCGGCTGCCGGCGGTGGGTCTAACTACCATGCACCAAATGATACCGATATGCTTACGGCCAATGCCTATATAGAGAACATGGATGGTACGGTATTAACTATTGATATATACGGTGACTTTAAACTCTCTGTCGGTATGGTAATTACTTGTAATATAATAAAGTCTGTTGATAATGCAAAGAATGAACGTGGTAAAGACAAATACCTATCAGGTAAATACCTTGTTACCTCTATTGATCATAAATTTGAAGATGAGTATATCATGCAGGTATTACTGAAGAAAGACTCCTATATAGAGTCACTTGATGTAATAGAAGAGAAGGATACATAATGCCAGATTTATTTTCAAACATATGCAGTAAAAAAATTTTCCCGGGTAAAAATCTGGTGTGGAGACCGCGATGAAAAATTTAGATCAATTTATAGGTAGTCAGTTTACCTGGTTCATTGGATCAGTTGTTGATATTGACGATCCTCTCTTATCCAATAGAGTGAAGGTGATGCCTTATGGTTTCTATGATGAGACGATTGATAAGTCACATCTGAACTGGTCGACGGTCATGATGCCAAATACCTCCTCTTCCTTTAAAGGGTTCGGCTCTAACCATGAGCTGATGGTTGGGTCTTGGGTTGTTGGATTCTTCCGTGACGGTCCATCGGCGCAGGATGCCATTATACTGGGGTCGATCGCTTCCTCTACGGATGGTACGATTGACATTCCCACTGAGGCCCAACTCAACCCTCCTACCAATAAGGTACACAAAACCGAAGCTGGCCATACAGTGGAGATCGACAATACCCCTGGTGCAGAACGTATCCATATTAAGCATACGTCCGGGAGCTTCCTGAGAATGGAGGCCGATGGCACAATTAATATGTCGTCCTCTAACCAGACTGTGAATATCTTCGGTAATACATCGATCACTGGAAATCTGGACGTATCCGGATATACACATTCCGTCGGTGATGTTTCGACCACAGCCGGTAATGCGATCACGCTGGCAAGCCATACACATACCGAAGTACCTGGAACTGGTGGTGCTTCTTCCCCATCGCCTGGAACACAGGAAACATCTGCTGGTAATGGCGAAGGTGGACCAGTAACTGGTGATGAACCAGCCGAATAAGGAGTATAAATACTAGTATGTCTACAATAATTCAATCAGATAAATCGGTCATAGGGAGTACAGAGAAAGCATCAGTATCTTCTCGTATCAAACAATGGACTGACCTCGACCTGAACCTGACACTCCACCCGATCAGAAAAGATATCGTTCTTCTGAAGGATGACCAGGCAATCAGGTATGCAGTGCGTAATTTGTTATTGACTAACTTTTATGAGCGACCATTTAACCTGGGTGTAGGTGCTAATATGAGATCCCTACTGTTTGAGCCAGCTGATGAGATTACGAAAGCGACACTACGCAAGAATATTAGAAGATGTCTTGATACCTCAGAGAAGAGAGTACGGACTAACTTTGTAAATGTGGTTGACGAACCAGATAATAATTCATATAGAATACTCGTCAACTTTGTAATAAAAGAATTCGATTCTACCGAAGAAGTAGAAATCGTACTAAGACGTTTAAGGTAAAATAATATGGCAACGAATTTAAATGTAACCGAACTTGATTTTGATCAGATCAAAAAGAATCTAAAGAATTATCTGAAAACTCAGACAGCCTTTAGTTCTCATGATTTTGAAGGATCAGGTCTCTCCGCACTGTTGGATGTGTTAGCATATAACACACACTATAACGCAATGGCTGCTCACTTCGCCTTGAATGAAGCGTTTCTTGATTCAGCACAAATTCGTGGTAACATCGTTACCAGAGCCAAGCTATTAGGATATATTCCACGTTCAGTTCTGGCACCAAGAGCAACTGTCAAGATTGTTGTTGATGTATCAAACGAAAGTGGTACAATCCCTGGTACGCTGACACTACCACGTGGTGCCAAGCTCACGACACAAGTTGACGGAAGGAACTTTAGATTCGTAGTACTAGAAGAACAGATTGCCACAATTAATAATCAGAAATTTGAATTTGATAACGTTATTATTGCAGAAGGAACAAGGAAGAAACTTTTATACAGAGTAGATAACGATATTGAAAATCAGAAGTATCAAATATCAGACGATGATGCAGACACATCTACACTCAGAGTTTTGATTCAGGCAAATGAATCATCTACAGCATATGATAATTATACTAAGTTTGAATCACTAATTAATGTTAATTCATCAAGTCGTGTATATTATCTCCAAGAAAATTCTAATGAATATTATGAAGTATATTTTGGTGATGGTGTCACAGGTAAGAAACCATTAAATAATAATATCGTTACATTAGATTATGTCTTTACAAATGGTCCTGATGCAAATGGTGCGAACTCATTTACTATGGTGGATAATATCGGAACATTCGGTAATATTGCGATTACAACATTGATTAAAGCTGACGGTGGTACAGTCAAAGAAACAAATGAGTCAATTCGATTTAATGCTCCACTTACTTTTACATCTCAAAACAGAGCTGTAACATCAGATGACTACAGAGCAATCATTCAAAAAGAATTTACTAATATTAATTCCATCTCAACATGGGGTGGTGAAGATAATGATCCACCAGATTATGGATCAATCTATATTTCAATTAAGCCTCTTGTAAATGAGACTCTAACTGAAAATGAAAAAACTGAAATTATTAATACTATCCTTAAGGGTAAAAGTGTTGTATCTATTACTCCATATATTGTAGATCCTAATTTTACATATTTAGATTTAGATGTAGCATTTAAATATAATCCTAACTTGACCGACAGATCTGCAGTTGAATTACAGGCTGTGGTACGTGATACCGTTTCGGATTATAACTTTAACGAACTAAATAAATTTGATGGTGTATTCAGACATTCACAATTGTTAAAAGCAATCGATAATGCAGATCCTTCTATTCAGAACAGTAATGTACGTCCATATATGTTTATGACTATTACTCCGAACAAGGCGGCATCAAATAAAGATAATAACTTTGAGTTAAGATTCGTAGCTCCTTTCTTTAGCTCAGGATCTTCCACTAACTTTATTATATCTTCAACAGTTTTTAAATATAATGGGGATGAAGTGTATTTCGGTGATATTCCAATTGATGGATCTACTAATAGACAAGTTATTGTTTATAAGATTGTCAATTCAGAAAATGTAACTGTGATTAATAATGCAGGAACAGTTGACGTCACAAACGGAGTTATCACATTAAATAACTTTAGACCAGACGATGATTCCGCAGATACAATTAGAATTACAGTTGTACCTAATTCACTTGACCTTGCTCCGAAGAGAGATCAGCTAATTGCTATTGATCCTCTAAGAGTTCAAATTACGCCAAGCATCGATACTATTTCAGTATCTGGTTCTTCAGGCACAATCGATTATACAACGACCGCAAGGCTGAGATAAGATGGCAGGAACACATAAACCTAATAATACACTCTTCTCTTCGGATATATCCTCACCTGGATATATTGAATCAGTAGCTTCTTCTAAATCTAAAACAAAGGAGAATCTAAGAACACAAGAGTTGATACCGTCTGAGATATTAGAAAACTCAGGAGGCCTAGAACTATTATTAGAAGCGTATTATACTTTTATGAACTTAGACGAGTTCATATATCAACAAACCGAAACATATACTGATGTAGTATTAGATGATAGAGCAGTATTTAGAGTAAATGATCCAAGGAACGAGAACGATCATTTCTTTACTGATGACGATGGTGCTAATTCTGTATTTACCTTAACAGATAGTTCAG